CTTCTCGGGTCAATGCCATCATCTCTATGGAAGGCGAATCTGATGGCATCAATGGCACGTCTCAAGCTGACTACCAAGCTGCAATGCAAACGTGGTTCACGGTTGCAGCAAATCTTGGCTTTGTTGGCAAATGGATAGTACCACTTGAGACCTATGCCTATGGCTGTACCTCGGCTACAATTCGTGCAGCGCAGGCAGCGGTTGTTAATGGCACAACTATTATTCAAGGCCCAGACTTAGACACTGCCATTAACAACACCTGTTCAGCTTCCGCCTGTCGTTATGCCGAAATCGGTGCTGGTGGGTGTGCGGTGAATGCCTTAGTTCATCCCTCAACCGCAGGACAAAATACCATGATGCCGTTATTTAAAACCGTAATCTACAACAACTTCTAAGGACCCCAATGGCAGACGCCGAAACCCCATACACCCTCGACGACTCTGTTACCGAACGTGACCTACTCTTCCGCATCTTCCGTGAACTCACCACAATCCGCCAAGGTGTAACCAAAGCCCTCTACGCCATGGGGGAAGCCGAAAAGGAAGTCCCCGAAAAGATGCGAAGGTTCATGAACTACTATCACGATGTGGTTCATGTAAAGGCCGCATATGTTGAACTTGGACTCATACCACCAAAGGAGATTGACCAAGAGATGGAACGTAATCACGACCGCGCCTTGCAAATCCTCCACGATCTTCATTCTGATGGTGGTCATTTTGAAAAGGTTCGGCGTGAGATGACTATACACCCTGTCAAGCCTCGCTATGATCACACTCGCCAAATAGCCAAACCAAAGGAGTCAACATGAAACAAGGCCGAGCTACTCGAGACGTGAGCGAAAGCTCCAAGACCGAACCAGTGAGCCGTGGGGTTAACCCCGCCTTCACTGCCGACATCGGTATTCAGCAAGTCCGCACCAACTCGGTGCCGATGTACGAAGGCCGAGGGCTCAAAGCCCCAATGGTAAGCCAAGTCACCCACAAAGCCGGCTCACAAGGAAAGAGGTAAGATCATGATGGACGTACATGAGATCGCGGCCCTTCTTCAGATTCAGAAGGACACCCGTGAACAACCCAGCCTCAAGGCCATCCACGATGCAGCGATGCGGAAACTGAATGAGCACAACAACTCTCACATGGAATTGACCAAACCAGATGAAGTCCCGCCCACTGCTGGTCCCTTGACCCTTGGTGCCCTTCAGGAAGATACTCCAACCAACGGAAGGCGAATCTAATGTCCCTTACCCGCGATGGCGGCAAGCCCAACGTTGGCGATGTCCGCAACTACATGGCGCCGCAAGGGCCGAAGAACATCTACGACGGCAACGGCCCTGGGCTTCATGGTGATAACCACGGCAATGGCCAACAGCCATCCGGTGGCCAGTCCTCTGGCTCCGTTGGCCTCGGCGGTGACAATTGTGGCGTTTGCGGAACGCAAGGAAAGCGATAATGATTCAACCTACAATTGGACGTGTTGTTTGGTACTCACCGGCTGAAAGTGAACGTATTCAAGGTCAGCCATGGTGAATTTGATGGCGACCACTCCTAACGGAACGTCTTATGGCGTTACATCAGTAACTCTTGTCCAAGAAGGTGATGCCACTCCCATTGAACGTTTCTGTATGTGGATGCCATACCAAGTAGGCCAAGCCAAAAAGCACGAAGCTGAAAAGGCATAACCAATGACCGCACTTGTAGACATCTGCAACCGATCGCTACAAGTCCTTGGCACCCGCACGACCGTTGCGGCAAGTGAGGTTGGACCAACTGGCGTTCCACTCTCTAACGAAGCCACTCAGTTCAACCTCATCTTCGCCAACGCTCGAGACGACCTGCTTCGCAAAGCACCGTGGAATTGTGCAATGCGGACAGCCAATCTAACCTACATCACCTCCTCCCCTGGCACCCCTGAAAACACAGGCGCCGCTACAACTCTCTGGGCCCCAGGCCAACCACCACCGCCTTGGGCCTATGAATACCAATATCCCGTCGATTGCCTACGCCCGGCTTTCATCATCCCCTCAACCCAAACTGGCTTCACCAGCGGAATCCCAATCACCACAGCCGTCACCGGAGGTGCTTCATCATATTGGTGGGGTCAGCCAATCCGATATGCGGTGCAAACCGATTACTTCCTCTTTGCTGGCTCGGCAACCGTAGTTAATGGCGGCACTGGCTACGCTGTGGGTGACGTTATCACCCTAGCCTCTGGTCCATCAGGCAGTCCACCCATTGGCGCACCTGCTACCCTTCAAGTCCTAACCGCCCCAGGCGGTGTCATCGCTACCGTTGGCATCTTCAACCAAGTCAACGGTGCTGTAGGTCTAGGCACAGGTGTGAGTGGCTTCTACTTCGCTGTCCAAACCAACCCAATAGCTCAAGGCTCAACCACTGGTGTTGGCACTGGCGCAACCTTCAATATCGTCCAAGGCGGTGCAAATGCAGCACGGGTTATCCTCACCAACCAAGAATTCGCCACCCTAAGCTACGTGGCCCAAGTCACCGATCCAAACGTAATGGACTCCTTATTCCAAACCGCTTGGATCAACCTCGTTGCTAGTGCCATGATGATGGCCTTGAAGGAGAACTCCCGAGACAAGGCCAACTCCTTAATCAAACTCGTCAACGAAAAGATCATGGAAGCCCGTGTTGCCGATGGCAACGAAGGCCTTGTGATCAACGACGTGACCCCTGACTTCATCCGCATCCGGGGCAATGCATTTGGCAATAGCTACACCACTGGGCCATACGACGGTTTCCAATGGGGTGATTGCTTTGGTATGTACTAATGGCTGAACAACATATTCAAGCATCCTTCAACAGCGGCGAATGGAGCCCAAAGCTCTACTCCCGCGTTGATCTTGCCAAATACAAATCCGGCGCAGCCTTACTCCAAAACTGGTTCGTTGACTATCGTGGTGGCGCATCCACCCGAACCGGGACCAAATACGTCCTTCAATGCTACAAGTCCGCAACGGCCGTCCGCCTAATCCCTTTCCAAGCCTCCTTCACCGTTGGCTTCGTTCTCTAATTTGGCGATCGCTATGTGCGCTTCTTCTTCAACGGTGCACCGGTACTTGAACCTTCATTCCCTATCGCCAACACCTTGCCAACCAATCCATGCCAACTATCCGTCACAGGCAATACCTTTACCATTGGCGATTGGATATTCGTCTCTGGTATAGTTGGCATGACCCAACTCAATGGACGCTATTTCTTAGTCACCAACGTAGTCGGTGCGGCGGTAACAATAGCTAATCTTAACGGTGTAGCAATTGATGCTACCGCCTATACCCCCTACGTCTCTGGCGGTACCGCTTCGCGCGTTTACACCATCACCTCCCCCTATCTCGCAGCCGATCTTGCTAAGGTCAAATACGCCCAGAACGTCAATCAGATGGTCCTTTGCCATCCCTCTTACCAACCTTATGTCCTAACCCTAGTCACAGCGGCTAATTGGACCTTGCTCCCTATTGTTATCGGCACCAGTGCAACAACTCCAGGCACTCCAGGGTTAGTGTCTACATTCCCCGCCCCTGGGGCTGCACCAGCTTCCACCTACTACGCCTATGTCATCACCTCCATCGATGCCAATGGCCAAGAATCCTCACCCTCACCTCAAGCTAATGCGGGGCCAACTTACGATATCCGTACTGTAGCTGGTTCTATATCTATAGGTTGGTTTGCTGTAGCAGGTGCTGTAGGTTATAACGTCTACAAGGCCGATGTTAGCTATTTCGCAATCATTCCTGCCGGTAATACATTTGGGTTCATTGGTTCAGTCACTGCTCCGGGTGTTACCTTTATCGACTCAAACATAACCCCAGACTTTGCTCAGACTCCGCCAATTGCCAAGAATCCGTTCCTTGGCGCGGGTGTGGATCATATCACAATCACAAACACCGGAACCTACACTACCGTCCCAACCGCAACCCTATCCGGTGCGTCATCCACAATCGCAGGCTCTATCCAACCGCTACTCCAAGGCATAGGCACTCCAACTATCGGTGCTGGTGGAGCCGGATACCAAGTAGGCGACACAGTCACATTCACCAATGGCGTTATCCTTGTAGTCGCCACTCGCGCAGGCACTGCCGTTGCCACTTGGCTCCCAATCACCACCGCTCCATCAAACCAAGGCTTGGTAAGCTCAGGCACCACCCCGGCCAATCCCTTGGTTCAACTATCAACCTCAGGTGTTGGGACAGGTGCAACAGCTAATGTAACTTGGGGCGTAACCCAAGTCCAAGTCCTCAACTCCGGTGCTGGCTATCTATCAGTCCCCACCGTTACCTTCTCCTCTGGCACCGCTGCTGGCACTGCTGTACTATCCACCAATTCCAACGGATTCCCATCCGTCCCAGCGTTCTTCCAACAACGCCTAATCCTCGCTGGACCTACAGCCTCGCCCCAAACCTTCTACATGTCCCAGCCTGGAGCCTATTACAACTTCAACGTCTCAAGCCCTGCTCAGTCCACAGATTCCATAACCGCAACGCTTGTCTCAGGCCAGCTTAACACAATCAAAGCCTTAGTCTCTCAAACCACTGGCCTATTGGCCCTAACCGATCGTGCTTCATGGCTAATCAATGGCGGTTCCCCAGGCTCAGCTATCACCCCAACTGCACTAGTTGCCAATGCCCAAAGCTTCAACGGCATCTCAGACGTCCAACCGATCATATCCAACTATGACGT